ATGGACGGTGATCAAGGTATGGTGGCGACTCCGGACCAGGTGGTGGTCTCGACCGCGTTCCTCGCCCATCTCTTTGACGTGTCACCGTCCACCATTGCCGGGTGGGCCGCCCGCGGTATGCCCTGTGAGCGCCCGGGGCAGCGCGGTGTGCGTGCGCAATTCAATCTCGGGCTGAGCGTGCGGTGGTGGGGAGAGAACATCGGTCGGCCACCGTGCTCGCATCGGATCCTCTCGCGCCATGTGTGCCCGGCACGTGAAGAAGCGGTGCTGACTCGGCAGTTTCAGAGTGGGTACATCAGCGCCCGGCACTACAACGAACAGCGTATGCGCCACGCGACCAGTCAGGCCGACGGGGTGATCGATGGGTAGCGTGCGCGCGGAGGCGCATGCGACCGCTGCTGTCGCGCAGCCACTTCAGGTGTGGGTGGTCACCGATGCGGACGGCGTGATCCTTGGCGCCGGTGCTGGGCACGCCGAGGACGAACGTGACCCGCGCGCGTTGGCCATTCACCAGGCGTTCCCGGATCCCGAGCTCAGTGAAGTACGGCATGCACTGTGGCTGATGATCCGTGGCGATGGGGCGGATGAGTTCCGCGCGTTCGGTTTCACGCTGTCGCGTGTCGCGATCGCCGGCGAGGCACTGACGGACGATGCGGATCGTTGGCGCACGTTTATCAGGAATGCGCCAGCTCGCCAGCCGGTCATGATGGGATCCGAGTGCAGCCGCTATACGCTCACGCTACAGGGCCGCCTCACCATCGCCGAGTGGGTGGATGCCGTGCGACGGGGCACGCCAGTCACAGGGGCGCGGCGCACATGAAGGCTGCCACGCGTGAAGATCTGAGCTACCAGTACTTCTGCTTCTATGTCACCGACTACCTCCACGACCAAGACATGGAGCTGATGTCGATGGCCGCAGAGGCGTGCTGGCTGCGTCTGCTGGCGAAGCAGTGGAAGGCGGGCAAGCTCCCCGCCTCGCCCGAACAGTTGCGTCGTCTCACGAAGGCCACAGAGACGGAATGGTCGGAGGCGTGGCCATCGATCGAACCATTGTTCCCGATCGACGATGACGGCGCGCGGCGCAACGCCAGCCTCAAGGCACAACGGACAGAACGCGAAGCGTTCATTGAACGGCGTCGCGAGATCGGAAAGCTGGGAGGGCGCGGAAACAAGCGAGAGAACCGCGAGCGCACAAAGCACAACGTCGAGCTAAACGAAAGCTCAACAGAAGCTCCAGCTTTCGACAATACAAAGCACGACGACAAGCTGGAAGAAAGCTCAGAGAAAGCTAGAGGTTTACCAAACACAAAGCTGGACGCAAAGCAGAACGTCAAGCACACAGAAAGGCTAGAGCTAGAGTCGAGAGCTATACCCCTATCTCCCACACCTAGCGGTGTGGGAGCTTCCCCCACCACGCAGCAAAAGCATGTGCTTTCGTTTGCTTCCGCTGAACAGCGCAGCGAAGCGTTTCACGTGCAACTGAATGCCGCAGTGCTCGAGCTGCCGGTTGGTGCAGCGCGCGATGTCGTGAAGCGCTTTCTCGACGAGCAGCGCGTGCCGTCGCAGAAGTGGCAAGAGTGGGTGTCGAAGATCGCGGGGTGGCAACAAGGGCTCGGTACGAGTGGCATGCGCCCCGTGTCGTGGGATGCCATCGCATCAGGGCTCAGTGATCTGCTGCTCACGAATCCGGTGGGACAGCAGATCACACCGAAGGTCGCATTGATCTTCGTCGAAGACGCGGAGAAAGCGCGGCAGTTTGGTGGCACTGCTCCTGCGCGCGCTGGTGCGCGACCGCCTCGCGTCTCGACCGAGCGCAGTGATGCGATCGCCTTTGCGCGCGACGGGGATGCCACCGCGATCGAGTACTGCGCGACGCATGGCATCGACTACACCGCGGAGGTGGCGTGATGTCTGAGGCCGATGTCATCAAGTGGCCGCTGTTCACCGCGACGCGCGACGCGCTCACGCACTTCCACGAGTACCTGCCACCAGGTGCCATGGGTGACATGCCCACAGATGGCACGAAGCTGCGGGAGCACGTGAACGAGTGGGCGAAGGCGTTGATCGGTGTGTCGCTGTCCGCAATCCCGGATGCCGCCAGTCGGTGGATGCGGGACCCGGAGTTGGTGGACGCCAAAGGCCGCACGCGCATCCCCTCGATAGCGTCGTTCGGCATGTACGCGCGCCGCGTGGATGGCGAGTATCACCGCCCCCCGCGCCCGCAGATGCGCCCACGCCTGCAGCCCGGGGAGAACGCGGCGCGGATCGACGAGCTCGGCAAGCGTGCCAAGGATCGCCTCGGTTCGCACATGCTCGCGAGCCAGGTGTGGGATGTGCTGCGCGAGGGCGCGGCCACGCCGGAGATCGAGAACGACATTCGCGCGGGCATCGTCAGTGATCAGGAGTTTGACCTGGCCATTGAGTTCGTGCGGCAATCGGTGCAGCCGAAGGCGGTGCGATGCTGACGCGCAACTACCGCACGGAGGCCGCTGTGGTGGCAGCACCGCGAGGCAGGCCGAATCCGTTCGACGGGCCGATCGGCCAGCTCGTGACGTTGTCGTTCCCGATTCCACCCACGTTCAACGTGATGATCGAGTGGGCAAAGGAGCGTCGCTACCTCAAGGGCGGAAAGGGTCGATGGGTCCCTCGCTACTACGCCGAGCAGCAGGACTACAAGGCGCTCGCGAAGCAGCAGCTGATGTTGGACGGACATCGCCCCGGCAGCGCGCCCTGGGATCGGTGGTCGATGGTGGAGATCGTGTTTGCGAGCGCCGCACACTGGGATCCACTGGAAATGCAGTCCGGCGCCAAGTGGCCAACCGATTTGTTGGTGACCGAGGAGTACGTGAAGGGTGACGCGTCGACCCATCTCACGATCGCTTGTCAACCTGCGCAGCTGGTCAGTCGCGCCGGTCCACACTCACTCACCCTCACGATCCGGAGGGACGCGTGATCAGCCTCGACCTTCAGATCAACACCACGAAGTTCGTGAAGGAGATCGACAAGGAGCTGCGCCAGTTGCCGTTCATCATGGCGACGGCGATCAACAGCACGAACGAACTGAAGCAGCGGCAGATCCACGAGCACGTTGAGCGAGTGTTGGACATCCGGGCCGCGCAGGTGCGGAAGATCGCCCGCGAGGTCGTGCGGTATGGCCGAGACAATCGCGCCGACAGCAAGGCGGGCAAGCTCGAAGGCCGCATCGAAGTCTTGGGCAGCACGGTGTCTGCGCAGACTCCACAGCATCGCGCGATCGCGGCGATCCTGCTGCGCCAGGACGACGCAGGACCGCAGACATCGATGGCACTGTATCGGGCGCAGAATGGTCAGCTCACGATGGGTGGGTTTGCCATCCCGTCCGATTCGTCTGGGCTGTCGCGCACGCCCACGCGCGGCATGGATCCGAAGCTGTACCCGTGGGCACTGGGCCTCACGGAGTACCGCGCCATCAGCGGCGGCACACAGTTCTCCAGTCAGTACAAAGGCGGGAAGCGGAAGGGTGGCCGTGGCTTCAAAGCGGGCACCGCATACTACTTCGTCGAGGAGGGTGTCGGCATCTTCGAGCGCACCGCAGACAAGAAGGGCAAGACGCAGCGTGCTCGTGAGAAGGTTCCGAAGAAGTTCAAGCGCGGCACAGCGCTGTACTTCGGCAATGAGCACATCGGTGCGCTGACGAAGGCCATGAAGGGTGGCCAGTACGCGGGTTTGAATCGACAGCCCAACAATCACGCCGGCGCCGCGCGTGGCTCCGACGATCAAAACTCTATCTACCGCCAGATCTGGTTCTTCAAGCGCCAGATCGATCTCCCCAAGCGCGTGGACATCTTCGGCGTCTTCAATGACGGGATCGAGGATGTGTTCGCTGCGAGTTGGGACAACGCCCACGCCCGAGCCATGGCCACCGCCCGATGAGTCTCACGATCGAATCAGCCTGCGCGCGCTGCACGATGAGCAGCGGCACCATGGCGCCCGATGTTCTCGGCATTCTCACGCACATCACGCCCGACGACTGCATCGCCGCCGTCGAAGCCGATCGCCAGCACTGGCAGCAGCGCGTGGCGGCGGTGGAGCGGGAGCTGTCGCACTCGGACGCCATCCACGATGCACTCAACAACGAGATGTCGCTGTGCAGTCAGTGCACGTCTGAGTACGAGCACACGGTATCTATGGCGGTCGAGCGCTGGGAGGCCGAGAACCCGGAATCGGCAGCCGCCCTCGCCGCCGCCGCGCCGGCTGCTACCCAACAGATGACTACCGAGGAGAACACAATGAGCAACGAAACGCCGCGCCGCGCACAGCTGCAGCAGTGGACGCCCGCTGAACATGCTATCCGCAACGCGATGTTTGCCGTCGAAGCGACCGGTGCACATCCGCTGCTGACCGACGCTGTTGTTCTGCTCGGAGAAGCGAAGGACAAGGTCGCGGAATTCGTTGACCTCACCCCGGGAGGGGCGCGCGATGGCGAGTGAGCTGACGCGAGACCAGAAGAGTCTCATCCTGTACGTCGAGACGCGCTGTGTTGACCACGACGGCCTTCTCCGTGGCGAACAGATGAACCAGGAAGACCGCGAGAACCTGAAGGTCTTTCAGGAGTCCGGGCATCTTACCTACGGGCGCGTGCCTGCCATGATGCTGTCGAAGCTGAGTGGCCAGACCCATTGGGCGACGCTGACCGATGCCGGCTTTGCGCTGGCGCATGCTCTTCGCAAGGAGCGTGCGTCCCGGATCATCGGAGGGCACCGCAAGGAGATCGACGAGTGGGTAGCGGAACGTCGTGAACAAGCCACCGCGCCGGGCGCGCCGGAGGTGGGACGTGTCTGATATCGAGATGGGATTTCCGTGTGGCACATGCCGCGGCGAGTTGGTCGTGCAGATCCAAGTGCATTCGTACGGTTGTCCTGGCTCCTATTGGGAACCGAGCGAGGGACCTGAGTATTCCGTGCTCGAGGCCGAGTGCCACGATTGCGGCGCGAAATTCGACGAAGATCAAATCAACGCCGCGCATCAAGCTCGCATTTGCGAACGCATTTCCGAGCCGGACGGCCCAGATGAGGACTACTGCGCGCCGGAGGTGGGGCATGGCTGACGTTCGTGAGGCGCTCAAAGCGGCCGTTGGGTCGATCTACTTCGCGGACAGCTCTGACTACGGTAGCGGCTTGTGGGGTGTGGTCCGTGCCTTGGCGCCGTGCCTTGTTCCGTTGCTTGAGTCAGATCCGCGCATCGCCTACGACCTGCTCACGGAAGACGACTCCATCCTCAGGTTTGCCTATGACTGCATGGATGATCCGACCGACTTGGAGATCCTCGACTTCATGCAGGCGTTGCGGCAGATGGGAGAGGACAAGCCGGTTCCTGATATCCGAGCAGAGAACAAGGCGCTCATCGCATTGCTGCGGAACCTATACCCGTCGTGGCCATCAACCACCACGCGCGACGGCGCGGGGGAGGGACGGTGAGAGAGCGGCCAATTCTCTTCAGCGGGCCGATGGTCCGCGCGTTGCTCGACGGGTCGAAGACGCAGACGCGGCGGGCGGTGAAGCCTGTTCGCGGTTTCGAGCATAACAACGTGTGCCGACCGGACCTGATGGCCGACTCCGACAAGGTGTGGTGGCACGGAGATTTTGAGCGCGTCGGCGTCTCCCAGGTGTGCCCCTATGGCGTCGTCGGCGACCGCCTGTGGGTTCGGGAGAGTGGGCTGGAAAGTAGTGGTCGAGCGAAGCTGTTCATCCATGACGCCACGCCGGGACGCTGGTGGACATCTGAAGACGGTGGTCGGTACGGCGCTTCGTACGGCCCGGCGATCACGCGTGAGGTGCTCCTTCGAAGCCATCGCGTCCGTCCATCCATCCACATGCCACGCTGGGCGTCGCGCATCACGCTCGAGATCACCGACGTGCGCGTGGAGAGATTGCAAGAGATGGCTAGCCGCGAGGAACGCGGCGAGGCGATCGACGCAGTTGCAGAGGGTATCGAGTGCGTGCCGGACGAACTCGGCCCGTGCTATGGACTCGATGGCAAGATGACGAATCGCACCGGATACGCCGCATTCGCCCGCCTCTGGAATTCCATCAACGAGAAGCGCGGCTTCAGTTGGAACGCCAACCCGTGGGTTTGGGCACTCACCTTCAAGCGATGGGAGGCGCCCCATGCCGGCCGGGAGTGATGGGGCGGTGAGGGAGGCCGTTCACATGTGGGTGTTGCATGACCCGCAAGGACGTGCCGTTGGCATCAACGTCCATGGACCCGGCGCAGCAGTTCATGACATGCTGTCTCGATCTACGACAGAGGCCACCCTCGAAATCAGCGATGGGATGCTCAGTGCGTGGGCCAACGACAAGACAGCCGACCGCTACGAATACCACGGCTACACCCTGCAGCGCCTCCCGCTCGCGACGCCGGAGATGGTGGCGGATGCGGAGAGGTGGAGATACGTGTGCGACAACAGTGGTTGGGAGCGCCGGATTGAGACCATCAGGTACGCCGCTGACGGTAGCCCTATCGAAGAGGAGTGGACGTTCCTGACTGTGCGCGTGCTCAATGGGTCTGATCTGAGTTGCGCACCTATGAGAGAGAACGCGATCGACGCGGCCCGCGCGGCGGGAGGGAAGGCATGAGTGAGACCATCGTGCGCCACATCGGCGGCGAGCCTCACGAGATCATCGAGGCGATGCTCCATGCGCTCAAGCTCTGCGGCATCGACAAGCTACCCGGCAAGGGCTGGCTCGTCTCGCTCAGTGGCAAGACCGTTGAAGCGCCGCTGCTTCATCTCGCTCTGAAGCTCCGCATTGCGGATGCTGAACGCGTAGAGCGGGAGGCTCACGCGCAGCGCGCTGAAGAGTTGCAGGCAACCATCGATCGGTTGCGCACGGCGCTGAAGGCCAAGCTACCCGATCAGATCGAGGAGGTTGTCGATTTGCTCTGCGACACCGCCTTCACGGCAACAGCGGAGCGCGAGGATGTACATCGGCAGTTCGCCTCTTTGTTGGATCTGTACCAGCGCGAGGTGCGTGAGCGCAGATCAGACAGCGCGGCGGGAGGGAAGGCGTGATCGGTGGCATCGTGCAATCCATCGATCGCCAGGGCGATCGCGTTCACATCACGGTCGGTGGTGGCAGTGCTGGCCTAGCCACGGTGTCCGTGCATTGGCCCGCCACCACGTGCTCCATCGCACCGGGTGATCAACTGCGTTGGGCGAACGAACAGGCGATCTGGACGCCCGCCGACATGCGCTTCACCTGGCATTTGTGGGTGGTCGGTGCGACAGGAGGCGCCGAGTGATGGAGCGAGGAGGCAAGCAGTTGGGTGCGGGCATGGTTGCAGCGCTGCGGAACTTCGCGGCTGGGCTGCCAGGCAATACGGGGATCACGACACGCGTACAGAGAGCTGGCTACACCCGCGTGCTGTTCGGCTTGCAGCAGCGTGGATGGATCGAAGGCAAGCACGGCCCGATCACTGCTGCTGGTCTGGAAGCGCTCAGGCTCGAGGATACCAAGTGAACCCATCCACCAGCCCTACCGAGCAGGATGCGGCCAGAGCCTACTGCCAGTGGCGCGGGTTGCCCGACACGCCGGATGTGGTCGAGCGTGTTCTCGGCAACGACGAATGGCGCGCGACGCGCTTACCACGAATCCTGCAGTTCCTTGAGTACCGCGAGCACGCGCTCCGCGTGGCTTTGCTGCTGCGTGAGCAGCAGCTCGATGAGATCTGTGCCGCTGTCCAGCCCGTGCTGCGTGATGTGGGGCATCAGCTGGTCGGACGTCGCCGGCACGCCACGTTCGCAGAGGCCGGCGTACGTGATCGCTATCATCGGGCCTGCGCCGCTCTCAAGCGCGTCGACGAGAAGGCCGTTACACCCGCAGTCCCCTCATGACCATCACTAGGAGGATGCATGGCAGCAGCACCAGGCAGTGCAAAGGCTCGTCGCGTCGGCATGCTATCGTCAGCGCAGTTGCGCCGCGAGGTCGCACGTGCGCAAACATGGTGTGTAGTGGATCGAGAGACCGGGCGTGTGCTCGCCTTCGAAGCGAGTCGCGGACTCGCACGCGAGCGATCGCGCACGCGCTTCAAGCATCGCGCCACCGCCGTGGTGCTTGCCGATCTCCGTATCGCTGGTCAGCGCGCCTGACACGTTCAACGATCGTGCCAGCAATCGCGCCACGATGCGTGCCAATCCCACTCGGCAGGAATTGCCGGGTGGGACGGGTCCTCCCAGACGGCCCACCCCCTCGGGAAGCCGGAGACCATGGCCGCCCTCTATGTGAACGGCACGCAAAAACGGTTCTTTCATTAATTCCTGTCCCAACGCATTTGTCGTGATCGAAGGTGGCGTTGTCACTCGGAAGTTGCTCGCTCACGCCGTGGGCGTTTCTGAACCCACGATTACCAAGTGGGTCGACAAAGGCATGCCCTGCATCGACCGCGGGAAGAAAGGCGTGCCGGCGCAGTTCGACCTGAAAGAGTGCCTGAGCTGGTGGCGCGACAACATCGTGCTCGCGGACGCAGCGAAGCCCCAGAAGCTCCACGAACGCGAACAGCTCGTGGAGATCGAGACCAAGGAGTTAAAGCTCAAGCAGCTGAAGGGTGAGGTGGTCGAGCGCGTGGCAGCGGTCCACGTCATTCGTTCGCTGCAGACGCAGATCGCAGCGATCCTGCGTCAAGGCGCAAGGCGGTTCGCCTCGCAGGTGGTAGGCTTGCCTGACGAGCGAGCTGGTGTCGACGCTCTGACCCGCATGGCGGAAGAACAGATCAGCGAACTCCGCACGCCGGAGACATGGCGCTCGATCAGTGAGGCGACGGAAGACGCGGCGCAGGCGGCCGTCGCATGACACCCGCCACTCTATTGCGTCCGCGTCAGGAACTGCACGCCGACAACTTCCGCGTCGCGGTGGAGGAACTACTCCGCGAGGTCGAGCGCGAGGCCCACCAGGCGTTCGCGCCGAAGGTGGTGCGCGGCACGGCGCAGTGGGCCGAAGAAGAGCGCATCCTGCCGCGCTCGAGCAGCTCGGAAGGTGGCCCGTTCCGCAATGCTCGCGTGCCGTACATGCGTGGACCCATGGACGCCCTCGACGACACGCGAGCGCAGACCGTCGTCAACATGAAGGGTGCTCAAGTAGCCGGATCGACCATCGGTGAGAACTGGGTCGGTCGCACTATGCAGGACGACCCGGCGCCGATGATCGTGGTGTGGCCTACGGAAAAGCTCATGAAGCGATGGTCGCTCAAGCGACTCACGCCCATGATCGACGATACCCCGGGCCTCGCCCGCCTGTTTGCAAGATCGGGGCTTCGTGATGCGGCTGACTCACTGGGGCACAAGGAGTTCCCCAATGGCTCGCTCGACCTGTTGACGGCACGTTCGTCTTCGGACCTGCGCTCCATCTCTGCGCAGCGCATCTGGTTCTCAGAGGTCGACAACATCATCGGGGAGCTTGCCGAAGATGGCGATCCCTTCGAGCTCGCGCGTTCGCGCGGTGAGACGTTCTGGGACTACAAGGAGTACCTGGAAAGCACGCCCACGGTGGCAGGGGCATCGCGCATCTTCGACGAGATGTCGAAGTCGTCGTGGAACGACTGGCATATGCCGTGCCCGCATTGCGACGACAGCATCGTGCTGCTCTGGCGCGACGGCATGGAGAACGGCGATGACGCGGTCTCCGGTGAGGCACGATTCGTGTGGGAGAAGGATGCACACGGGGAAGTGCGACCCGGCACCGTCAACTATGTGTGTCCCCAGTGCGCTTGCCTGATACCGGAGTGGCGGAAGACGTGGATGCTCTCTGAGGGGATATGGACACCGCGCTTCCCTGAGCGCGTGACCATCCCCGGCTTTCACATTCCGGCCTTCATCTCGCCGTTGATCTCCTGGACGCGCATCGCGCAGCGTTTCGTCCGTGCCCAGAAGTCTGAAGCGCGGATGCGGACATTCGTCAACAACATCTGCGGGCTGCCCTACCGCGAGAGGACGAACAACGTCGGGGCGCACTTCCTGCTCCAGCGCGCCGAGGACTACCGCGCCGAGGTGCCCGCTGGCGTGAAGGTCCTCAGCCTGGGCGGCGACGTGCAGCATGAGTCCGTGCACCTCACGGTGTGGGGCTTCGGCGCGGGCGAGGAAACGTGGCTGCTGGGGTGGGTGATCATCGAAGGGTCGATCACGCGCCGGCGGGTGCACACGGAGCTGGCGGGTGTGCTGGGTCGGGCGTGGATCGACGAGGCCGGGAAGAAGCGGACCATCTCGGCGTCCTGCATCGATGCCAAATACCTCACCGGGTATGTGCACCGGTTCTGCCGCGATTTCATCGGCCCGCATGGGGCCAAGGCAACGCCGATCCAGGGCAAGGAAGGACGGTGGCGCCCGGTGATTGCTGACCCACCCGTGGAGACACGGCGGCGGCGGCGTGGGACGCGATCGCGAGTCGTAGGCATCGATGGCATCAAGGACGTGCTGATTGAGCGCCTGCAGTCAACGGAGCCCGGGCCTGGCTACGTTCACTTTCCCAAGCATCTGCTGGGCAAGCCGATCGATCCCGCATTCTTCTCCCAGCTGACCGCTGAGGAACTGAAGACCGAATACAACAAGCGTCGGCAGCCCGTGCGTGTATGGCGTAAGAAGGCCACCGATCTCGCGAACGAGGTGTGGGACACCTTCGTGTATGCCTACGCTGCACTGGTCTCGCTGGGCCCCCGTGTGCTGCAGGAACTGGCCGCGCTGGCCGCACAGCGAAAGCTCGATCGCGCGGAGGAAGCCGATGTCGTGTCGGTCAGCAATGGCCCGACCGATCCAACGCCAGCCGCTGCCGTGCCGCCTCCGCTCAAGCCGAGAGCACAGCCCACAGTGCGTCGACCGGAGCAGCCCATCACCAAGCCGCGCGTCATCGGCCGAGGGGTGTGGTGATGCGTATCGAGATTCCCATCTTCGGCCAGGTGCAAGCGGATCTCCGTGGACTGCCCCCACGCGCATTTCAGGTATGGTGCGGTGCGATCAAGCACTTGGACCTGGTGCAGTGGCGTGAGCTCTCGCTGTCGGGGCTCGCAGTTGAGATGGACGCCGACACGTCGACGGTGACACGCGCCTTCGGCGTGCTCGTCGATCGTGGATACATCTGCAAACGTGAGCGTGCAGGCTTGTCTGCGCTCTATCGGGTGCCCCTCTCGCGCGGATTCGACGCCGATCCTGTCGAATGGCCCGCCGATGATGTCCCACCACCTGCACCGCAAACGCAGAAATCGCAATCGCTTGGCCCGCGTGTGGTGGGGCGCAGCGTGGTGTAGTTCGTAGTGCATCTGGGGAACCCCGGCTTTTTCGCAACTAGTCGCATTTTCGCACTTTTCGCATCTATAAAGCGCTTCGCAATTTCGCGCTTGCTATTTGGGAACCCCTGCTAATTCGCAACTACTCGTTGAGCGCGGGCGCGCCTGAATTGGTACGGTGCGCACCATGGCCACCGACCGTGCTGCCCGCATCGCTGCGCTGAAAGCCCGCCTTACGACCCTGCAGTCGTCGATCAACGACGTGCTGGAGTATGGTCAGTCATTGGCCGGTGAGGGCCGTGCCAAGACGCGAGCCGATCTCGGCGAACTGCGACAGTTCGAGAAGGAAACACAGCGCGAACTGAAGGAGCTCGAGGGCCAGGGGCGCTCCATCCGGGTCACCGGGGTGGTGTACCGGTGAGGGCCGTCGCACTGGCGAAGGCCCGCAAGCGCGCCTCGGTGCGAGCGCGTCAACGCAGCGCCGAGGCCTTCTTCTTCGGCGGTGGTGCGTACGAAGGCGCCCGCAGCGATCTGCGTGAGACCACAGGCTGGCAGCCTGGTCTCGGCTCTGCGGATCAGGATTCGCTCGGTGACCTGCCGGCGCTTCGTGCTCGCACGCGCGACCTCGAACGCAATACGCCACTTGCCACGGGTGCGATCCTCACGCGTCTCGACAATGTCGTCGGCACCGGGCTGATGCCCACGGCCCAGATCGACCGCGACTATCTCGGACTCTCCGAGGACGAAGCGTTGGCATGGGAGCAGCAGGCACAGCGCGTCTTCGAGACCGTCGCGCTGTCGCCGTCGTTCGATGTGGCTGGACGCTTGCCGTTTCCGGGCATGCAGCGAATGGCCCTACGATCGGTCCTTTCCGGCGGCGATGCGTTCGGGTTGCGGCGGTGGTGCCCGCGCCCTGGCGATGTCTTAGCGCTCAAGATCCAGTTGCTTGAGGCGGATCGCTGCGCCAATCCCACTGGGAAGTGGAACGGCCCGAACCTGCGTGACGGTGTGCAGCTCGATCGCTACGGCGCGGCCACTGGCTACTGGTTCACCAATCGCCATCCGCACGAGCACTTCGGCGCGGAGACGCTGCAGCACGAGTTCGTGCCGGCGATCGGCAAGGTGACAGGCCAGCCGCAGGTGCTGCACATCCTCGAGCAGATGCGCCTGAACCAGACGCGAGGCATTCCGTACCTCGCGCCCGTGATCCTGCCGCTCAAGCAGATCGGCCGATTCACCGATTCGCATCTCGCGGCCGCGGTACTCTCCTCGTTCTTCAGCGTCCTGCTCGAAGACGCGGAGCTCAGCAGCCTCGGCGGCCCTGGCATCGGTGATCTGGAGGGTGGTGCACCGATCCAGAAGATGGCCGACAGCGACGTCACGCTGGGCCGTGGCACCATTATCGAACTGCCGAAGGGCAAGAAGGCGTCGTTCGCGAACCCCGCGACACCGAACGCACAGTTCGATCCGTTCGTGTCCGCGATCGCGCAGTACACCGGCGTCGCGCTCGGCATCCCGGCTGAGGTGCTGCTCAAGCGTTTCAACTCGAACTACAGCGCCTCACGCGCCGCGTTGCAGGAAGCGTGGCGCGCTTTCGAGCAGCAGCAGTATTGGCTCGTTAGCAGCTTCTGCCAGCCGATCTACAACTGGGTCATCGCGGAAGCCGTGCTCCGTGGCCTGCTGATCGCGCCCGGGTTCTTCGAAAACCCGATGGTGCGCCGTGCCTACTGTGGCGCGATGTGGGATGGCCCCGTCGTCACGCAGCTCGATCCGCTCAAGGAAGTGAATGCGGCGATCCGCAAGATCGAGCACGGACTATCGACCCGGGCGACCGAGTCGCCGACGATGTCGGGTCAGAGTTGGGAGAAGAACCACAAGCAGCTCGTGCGCGAGACCGCCTGGCGCAAGCGCGATGGACTCACTGCCGACACGTCGCCCGCCACACAGGCGCAAGTCGAAGAGGACGAAGACGAGCAGCCAGTCAGCACGACCGTACAGGGGAAAGAGGCCAGCCATGCTGCGTGAGGCGTCGTCGCATTCCACCATTGCGGGCTCCGTGATGGGACTCGCCTGGTACATCTCCGACTCCGGGCTCGCTCGCGTCTTCGGTGACGTGGAGCGCTTTCTCGCCAACCCGCAGGCGGTTGCCGCAGAGCCCGAGGACGCGGTCGAACACTCGTGGATGCTGTCGAAGCGCAATGGCATCGCCACCATGCGCGTCTACGGGCCGCTGGTGTCAGACTCGTCGTGGCTCTCCTGGTACTACCCGAGCTACGGACGCCTCGCGCAGGAACTCCACACGGCGAAGACGGACACGTCGATCAAGCAGCTCGTGATCGTGCTCGACTCGCCAGGCGGCCACGTGAACGGCTGCCAGGAGTTCGTCGAGATCGTCAAGGCGTTCGATGCCGTGAAGCCCGTGACGGCCTTCGTGGAAGGCGATGCCTGCAGCGCGGCGTATTGGGTCGCCGCGGCATGCCGGCGCATCGTCACTGCCGAGACCTCTGTGCTTGGCTGCCTCGGTGCGCAGGTGAAGCACTGGGACGACTCAGAGATGTTGGCCAAGTGGGGCGTGCGGGAAGTGGTAGTCACCTCCTCGCAGACGCCCCTCAAGAACGCATCGCCCACGACGAGCGAAGGCTTGGCCGTGATGGCGCAGATGGTCGACGACATCGCCGAGGTCTTCCTCACCGGCGTGTCCACCTATCGCGGCCGGAGCCGCGAAGACGTCGATGCGCACTTCGGACGTGGGGCCGTGCTCGTCGGCGCCCGTGCCGTCAGCGCCGGGTTGGCAGATGCCACCGGCTCCTACGAGTCGCTGCATGCGGAGCTGGTCCGTGGTGCGGCTTCACCAGCGGCAGCGGCCGCTCAAACCACGGAGGCAACCATGACCGGTACCAGACGGCGCATGTCATCACGCCGCCAGACCACGGCGGCCGCGCATGAAGTGAACGCGGAAGTGCGCGTGCTCGTGACGCGTGATGTTGGCGTCGCAGAAGGCGACATCGGGTCCATCGCAGAGATCCGCGACGGGTCGTTCTATCGAGTCGCCATCGGTGATTCGGAGTACGCGTGGCTGGCAGAGGACGAGCTCGAGGCGGTGTCCGCCAGCGATGCGCCGGACGATGCGCCCAGCGAAGACACGGAAGCCGAAGATGGCAACGACGAGCAGGACGATGACGAGGAAGAGACGCAAGCGCGTCGCGCCAAGCCCTCGGCCTACCAGCGCGCTCTGAACGCGGCGGTGAAGGGCGAGACCAAGCGTATCAAAGGCTTGCTCGCGCTCGCCAACAAGGCGCCGCTGTCGGCCATCCACGCGATGATCGACGAACCGGGTTGCACGCCAGAGATGGGCGCTCACCGCCTGATCACCGGCGCGGTGAAGGGCATCAACCAGGACGCGCTCGCGCAGCTCGCCGGTGATGAAGCGTCACTGCAGAACCTGTCGACGATCGCGGATGGCGAGGCCGCTCCGACTGCGGCGAGTTCGATCCTCGCGACGATGCAGCAGTTCAACCCCAGTGCACTGGCGCCCAGTGCACGCAAGCCGCGCGGCTAACCGCGCTCCCTCACGGAGGAATCCATGAATATCGCCAGTTACTCCTCGACGTCGGAGCAGCGGAACCCGCTCATTGCGGGGCCGCGGCCCACGTACACCAAGAAGCTCTTGCTCGCCGCCGGCACCTTGCTCGCCGGCGCCGTACTCGGTCGCGTGCTCGGTGACGCCACGGTCACTGCCGGTGCCGGCAACACCGTCGGATCCGGCACGATCAACAGCGTCACGCTCGGCGCGAATGTGAAGCAGGGCCGCTACACGGTCATGTGCATCGAACCGGCCAGCAACGCAGGCCAGTTCATGCTCGAAGATCCGAACGGCAACGTCGTGGGCAAGGTGACCGTGGCCGTTGCCTACTCCGGCCAGCTCGGCTTCACCATTACCGATGCGACGGACTTCGTGGCCGGTGACCACTTCTTCATCGATGTAGCGCTCAATGATGACGAAGACCTGGTGCAGGTGAAGCAGGTCGTTGCAGCCGCGACCGATGGTTCGCAGGTGCCCTATGCCATCCTCGCGCATGAAGCCGATGCGTCGGAAGACCCGGTGTCCGTGATCGCCTACACCGAGGGCGACTTCGCACTCAACCAAATCACGGTCGGCGCAGGTCTGACCGTCGCGGGTGTCGAAGAGGCGCTGCGCCTCCGGAACATCCACCTCATTCCTGTCGCTGCGGCCTGACGCGACCAACCGGAGATCCCGAAGCCATGAAGGTACTTCTGCGAAAGATCGACGGTGTCTTCGGTGCCATGCTCGGCACCGGCGGCACTATGCACACTGGGCCCGCGCAGGCGGTCCCGTTGCCCTCGCTGATCGGGGGCTTCACGAAGCTGCTCTGGCCGCTGCTCGCGGTGCTGGCGTTGCTCGTGACGACGTTGCTCACGGCGTGTGCCCCGCACGTGGCGGACGTGCCGGGTGCTATAGCCCTCGGGCCTGAGCACACGTTGCCGCTGATGGTGATCGGAAACGTGGAGCTGTTCTCGACGAACACGATGATGGGCGTCGTGCAGAACTTGAAGCGCCTGCAGACAGGACTGCTCGACAAGTTCTTCCCAACCGTCGAGACATCGCAGTCGGAGAAGGTCCACTTCGACATCGACGAGGGTAAGCGGTATCTCGCGCCCTTTGTGCATCCGCTC